TATTGGTGCTTTTGCATTACCGCTCAACATATCCCTCATTGACCTAAGCGCTAGGATAGCTTGGCGAGCCCCCTTAACTCCGCCGTCAAGAATTAAATCCTCAATATGTGTCATATGAGTATTTTTACCTGCGGCTTCTGATAAGTAGTTAGTTAGTGATTTCATTATTTTCCTGCTTTTACATATGCACTTGATTCTGATAATTCAGAACCTGCATAGTTAATAAAATTTGTAATTGTATCATTTAATTTTGTACCACCTAATTTTTCTAATTGATAAGCTACCATCGTAATAGCAAATTTAGATGATATCCATTGTCCATCTTTTTCTTTTAAATTCTTTTTAAATTCTTCATAAGAAACATTATTATAAAAATAATTAAAATATGTATAATATTCTTTTATTGCTCTTTCATCGCCTTTATCCATTTTTTTAGCTTGTTTAACAATATATGCAGTGTGAGGTTTTAATCCATATTGACGGCCATTTCTAACTAAATAGTCATGCATAATTCCCCATGACAATCCTCCGCCTCTTGCTTTACCGCCTTTAATTTCAGCTTTAATATTTCCAAACTGTTTATTATCTTTAAACATTAATATGCCAGAGCTATAAATTAGTGAACCGTTTTTAGCAGACCAATAGTTTCCACCTTTTGTTTCTAATTCAAAGCGTATATATTTGTATTTTTTTAATGAAGACACATCGACATTATATTCTTTTATTGGAACATTTTTAGTCATAGGACCTTTAAGAGATATACCAATTAATTTTTTATCTACAAAATTTTCTAATATGTTATTATTTAATGATTTAATATTTGACGCATCAAGCGATTCTACATTAAATCCTTTGTCTATTGCCCATACATCTCCTGGATTCCATTTATCATCTTTAAGTTTAGTTAATCCCATATTTTTATATGCTTCATTTTTCTTAGCATATATACGTATCATTTCTGAACTACCTCGATGTATGGTCATTCCTTTTTTAACATAACCTTTTTTTATTAGTTCTTTCGAAATATTATATGATGATAATATCCAGGCATCTGGCATATCAGATAATTCATTCCATGATGCATCAACGTTTGCTAGATTGTAAGCATTTTTTAATATATCATTAGTAAAAAATTCTAATGGCTGGTTATAACCATGCTCTAACATCGCATGTATCATTACAGCATTATGAGATTCATTTCTTTTTGTATCTTTGGTACCACTTCCTGCGCCGCCGCCTCCGCCACCAAATACTTTTGATTTAGCTAATTGATTTGACATATAGGTGCCTGAATCTGTTTCTAATGGAAATCCTTTTTTACCGTAATGTAATGGATTTTTTTTAAAATTAGCTATGTGAATTAAAGCAGCTTCTATATTTGTTACAACAATAGAACCACCTTTTGCCAATTCTAATGGCTTTTTTTGTACAACTAATTGTTTAAGAATATCAATTCTTGCTTTTCCAGTTTTTGAATTATTTGCATCTAATTGTGCAGGAGTTAAAGCCACTGCTTCAATAATAATATCTTTGTTTATAAAAGTTTTAAGGCTTTTCATAGTACTCCTAGAAAAATTAATTTATACTATTTATAAACTTTTAATGTTTAAAAAATTTATTTGGAACAATATCACCATTTAATTTAATGGATATAATTCTTTCGTCAATTAATTTTCTTACTGTTCTTTCACAACCTTCTTTAATACCAATTTGAAATGATTGATATGCACAAGCACCAATCATAATAAAGAAAATAATATATTCCATTATAGGTATACCTTTTCAACCCAAACTTGATATCCTTTTTCTTTCATTTTACTGGCAAAAGCTGCAGCAGATTCCTCTAGTTCATAGAGATATTCAGCTACAACCTTTTGATTTTTCTTAGCTATTATTTTATAAGCTTTATCTTTGGTAGACATAGACATCCATTTTCTCCGCAAATTTAAGAGGTAATGATTGGTCAAAAGCTCTAGGATGTCTTCCTAATGCTTTTGCAAACTTAGTTCTAGGACCTCTTGCTTGGCACTTAACATAGTACCTAGGAAGCTTTGTTGGTTGTTTTACAGAATAACCATTTTCAAATCTAATTTTAGACCATTTTTCATTATCTTTTGCATGTTTATTAACTATACTTATAGTCTTTCTAAGTGTTTTTAATTCAAGCATATCGCCTGCGCTTTCTGTATGTACTGTCATGACATAACTAGTTGTTCTTGTATTTTTCATATTAATGTAATGGCCTCCCGCCTAAAGTTTCAATTTCAAATTCACCTGGTATATTGTGACCAGTTCTTACTCTGACTGATTCACATAATTTATCCCAGGATTCGTTTATGGTTTTTGGATTTTTATCTTTGGCCCAAGTCATTTCAACCAGGTCCAATTCAATTTCTACAGGTATGTTTGTAGCAAGATGTGTTAGTGATAATATGTTTTTCATTGTGGACCCTCCGGCATAGCTTCGAATCTTTTAGTTATTAAAGATTCTACAGCCCAGTTTCTGTCGGTCATTCCAACTCTCATATCCCAGGATTCACAAATACCTGGTTTCATTCCACCATCTAATTCTCTTAGAATTTGGCTAGTGGACATTTGCTCTACATCCTCTGCAATTCTTTCGAGGATTTGTTCGTTTATGTGATGTGACATTTATATTCTCCTTATCAATTTATAGTTATATTATACCATAGTACATCGCAAATGTACACCCTTTTTGTGAAAAAAAGTATATAAATTTTATATATATTTTTGAATAAAAGGGGAGTATGAAACTCCCCCACGAATTGTCATTATTAAAAGGTTATTATACTTCCTTTTTTACAAAAGTGTAAATACCATAAGCAAGGGCTACCCAAGCTACTAAGTCAACTAAGCCACCTAATAGTAGGTAAGATAATGATAGACCGACAATAAGTCCGCCGTCCCAAGATGTTCTTTCTGACCATCTTGCCATTACCCAAGCTTTTGCGTTATTTAACATATTCATATAGTTCTCCTTTATATTTTAAAGTCAGCAAACGAGTCATTGCTTTCGCGTTCACCAAACTTGTTAATCGGCTTATCTGGCACCATGTCTGACATAATGTCTGATTGAGCCGACTCCTCTACATCATATAGTTTCATGCGGGAACGATCGACGCCTACCACAAACCTGCGATATTTCGTCGGGTCGTTATAACGATTCTTCAATTGTTTTACCATTATCTGGCCTAATTCTTCAAGTTCCTCTGTTGATATAAGAGCAAACATTAAATCAGCCGTTGCTGGTAAACCAAATGATTCAGATGTATCCTCTAGACCAACATCAGTATTACTGAAACCAGACCTCGTGGTCTGAGTTGCCGATACTATCGGTACATTGAATTCCACAGCTAAACCACGGAGTTCTTCCGCTATAGCTTTTATATAAGTATAACTATTTATACTTCCGCCCATGCCTTTCATACGACTTGATGCACAAATATTTAAATAGTCAATATATATCATATCAGGACTAAAGTTCTTTTTCAATCTTAATTCATTGAGTAAAGCCCTGAAATGACCTGTATGTGCAGAACCTGTAGGATATTCTTTTACTATAAGTTTACCTACTGATGCTTTTGCAATCTTTCCAATCTTATCATCAAATACATTCTTAGGTAAAGACCCAAGAGATTCGATTGGTAAGTTCATTAGATTCGCATCAATTCTTTCTGCAATTCTTTCTTCAGCCATTTCCATTGTCACATACAAAACATTCTTTCCTTGACTTAGAACGCCAGCTGCACAATGACACATGAACAATGACTTACCTACACCTGTTCCGGCTAAGGCAATATTAAGTGTCTTATTAGGTAGACCACCTTTTGTTATTTTATTAAAATAATCTAAATCGAATGGTATTCTATCTTCCTTACGATTGTAAAATTCAAACCTTTCCTCTGAGTTATCAATATAATCATGACCTATTGCTTCATCGAAAGAAACACCTAAAGCTGTTGAAAGTATTTCAGGTATAGCACCTTCACTTCGTTCTTTATCTTTGCCATCAATAATTTGTATTGAATCCATGATGGCATTATATACTGCTCTTTCTTTACACCACTTTTCAGATTCATCTAATAGATAATCAGTATCGATATCTGATTTAGTAGCAATTTCATTGATTAACCTGGAAGCATTATTTAATATATCTTCAGGTGCATTTATTTTCTTTAACTCAAGGTCTAAAATTTTGGATGTTGGCAACTTATTATGTTTACCAACAAATCTGACAATCAGGTCGAATACCGTTCTATATGTACCTTCAAAATAATCTGGCTTCAGATAAGGTACTACTCTTCTACAATAATCTTCGTTATTAAGTAGATGATTGAGTATGTGTGTCGGTAGTTGATTCTCCAATATGTCCTCCATTTTCTAAACTATCTGTTATTATATATTGTAATACTGCACCAAGATAATTTTTAAAAGGTTCATCTTTATTTAATTCATCTATATTAAAATCAGCTGGGTCTTGTACTGTGTAGTTAAAACTTAGTGTAGCCATATCTAGATTTTCATCTTCTTTAATACCTACTTGTCCGTATATTACAGTTACATCTTTCCATGTTCCTGTCTTTAACTTTACACCATAAAAAGCACTATTCTCGTGTTCTACGATTGAGTAATCTTTATCAGTTACTGTATACATTAGCTTTCCATTTCAAGGTCAAGGTCAATATCAATCATTGGTCTATGGCCAATTGAATAATATGTTTTGACAAATTCTTTAAAATCTGTATCTTTAAAGATTGGTTCCCAGAACTTTTTCTTTAGAGTATCTTTTTCTCTTACTTTTGGTTCTAGTATTTCACCTGTCTTCATATCAACAGCAGCATACCAACCAACATTTGGTTTTGTTACATATCCACCTGCCATTGCAACTGTTAACAGACCACTATATTGTTCGATACCACCTTCCCATGATACTGAGATTGGCACTTTAGATTTTTCTTTTACAAACCTTGATTTCTCTACATTGATTACAAAGTGATATCCTTGAATCTCTGTACCTTTTTTATCTTGTTGTCTTCCAATAATCCAAATGTTATCAGCTGAGTAATAGATACCTGTACCGCCTGAAACAACTGCTTTAGGAAATAATCCAATTTCTTGATAAGTGTGGTTCACAGCAAGTAAAGGGATATTCTTCATAGTAAGATAAGGAGTGACCATTCTGAATAATCCCTTTAATGCTTTAGCTCTTGTCATATCAGCGACTGACTTTTCATTAAGAGCATCTTCCAACTCTTTCTTAGAGGCAAGGTTACCAATAGAATCAATAACAACTATGACCTTATCTCCTCTTTCGATATTTTCGAGTTGGCCCACTAAGTCAAACTTTAACTGTTCGACATCTGTGATTGGTGTATGTAATACTCTTGATGTATCAATACCAAATGATTCGAAATAAGATTGAGGTGACCCAAACTCTGAATCATAAAAAAGCATTACTGCATCTTCATGTTGTTTTAAATAGGCAGCACCCATTAGTAAAGCAAATGAAGTTTTAAAATGTTTAGATGGACCTGCTAGAACTGTAAGTCCTGATGTTAGTCCACCCTCAATATCGCCTGACAATGCAACATTAACCATTGGCACGTCTGTTGTAATGATATCTTTTTCAGCGAATAATTTCGACTTTGAAAGAATAGCAGTTTCTTTTACTTTACTATTCTTTTTTAATTTATCCATTATAGACATAATTATCTTCTCCTGGCTTTTGACGGCCTGTTGTATGCATCATTTATGCGTTGTAGTTTACGAGCTCTTGAAACAGCTTCTGCTTTTTTTCTTTTTCTTTTAGCAGTAGGTTTTTCATAGAACTCTCTATTTCGTACTTCTTGTACAATACCTGCTTTCTCACAGGCCTTTTTAAATTTTCTTAAAGCAATATCAAAAGGCATTTCCTTTTGTGGTCGCTTATCTCGTTTGTTTCGATTTGGCTTTGGCCTTAAATCAATACTTGGCATATAGTCACTCCTAGTTTTTTATTTTAATATGTATATTATACCATAAATTCAGACAATTGTACACTGTTTTTTTCATATTCGTAGGTTCTTTTTTTATTATCTTGAACCATAAACTTTGTATCAATCATATCTAAATCATTGTTTAAATATTTCTGTACCATTCTTGCTGGATGTTCTGCAGTGGTAACAGGTACGTTTTGACATATATGATTAAGTGACCTCTTAGGGTTTAATAATATAAAGTCAAAAGGTAATTTCATAAGTGATAGAGCTTCTCTTACTGTAAGATATCTATCCTCATCTGGATGAGTCAACATAGTTGGCATATGACCTACAAAAGCTCCTATTTTATCTTTAGGAATCTCTGTGGTTTTTCTCATGATATTACCACCAGCTTTTAGCTTATGATATTGCCTATCACATTTCTTTGCCATACTTTCATAGCCATTTTCTCTCATCCATTGCGCTACTTCTTTATATGTTGTTCTTTCCTCTATGTAATCCATAGGGTTTGTTGTCTTTTCTATTTTATCTTGAAACTCACTATGTGATATTCCACCTTCTAATACTTCAAGTACATACCGATAATACGGTTCTTCAGATGGTTTCTTTTCATTACAAAGTATTCGACTCATTGGGTCATTATCACATCTTTTTACTGCACGTATATCATCAGCAATCATTGTAGGTTGTTCTTGTATATAATCAAATAATGGTATTCTATCATCTTTCCAAAAGAAATAAAATGTTCTATCTCTTACTTGACTTAAACCATGTAATAATGATTTTGTTTTAAATATACTAAACGTATATCCATTCTCCTCTCCAATTTTTCTCAGTCTCTTTACAACTGGCTCTCCCATTTTACTTGCTAATCTTGGTGCATTCTCTCCCCAGAAAACTTTAGGTTGTACTTTATTTAATATATATTCTGCTGATGTATACATCCATTCATTCATTGGATTGTTGCTTGAAGCAGATGGACTTAAAGAACTTAAACCTGCACAAGGACAAACTGTATTAATAACATCTACACTATGAGGATGTTTCTTTCCTTCTGATAAATTTAAGTAAGGTACTTCATGTTTATAGTAATTATTTAAATGAGTTTCATTTGCTTGAAATCCATCAAAGGTTAACATATAATCTGGCCTTTTGCCAAATACATTTTCCATTGCAATGGTTTCACCACCTATCAATGGTACAATACTTGCATAATTCATTTGTCTAAAAATCTCCTTGCAGTTGCCAAAGCAGAACTAATCGCCTGGTGCATATCAACATAAACATACATTCCACATCTTCCAATAAAAGTCATTTTATCTTCATTGACTTTATCTTTATATTTTTTGTATGTTTCTCTATTTGTTCCTTCTAAATCTTTTACTGGATAATATCTTTCATAGTTATTATCTTTATAGTCACATGGTTCTTCGTAAGTAAGAACCGTTGTATAATCATTTGTACCATGAGCTGGAATATTCTTCCATTCAGTGACTCTTGTATATGGACCATCGTGCGTAAAGTTTACTGTTCCTGTAGGTAATACTTTTGGTTGTTGAAGTGTAACATTATGAAACTTAATTGAACGATATGGAAGTTCACCATAATCATAGTTAAAGTACATGTCAATTGGCATTGAATTAAATACATAATCGTATTCTTCTTCCATTGATTGATGAAACTCTACATTACATTCTACTTCAATATTTGAATGATTAAATATATTCTTAAATATTTCTGTATAACCATTCTTTGGCATCATTTGATATTCATCATTTGGAAAGTATAACTCATTGTCATCATCACGAATAGGTACACGATTTATAATTGATGGGTCTAATTCATCAAGTGTTTTGCCCCACATCTTTTTTGTGTATGGTCGAAAGAAAATATCTAACACATTCTCTTCACCTACAATCTTTTTTGTTTCTTTATTTACCGGTAATGTAACATAAGTTCCATCATTTAATTGTGCTTTGACTTTATGTTGATATGGAACCCATTCAGTAAATTGTGATAGCCATTGCACTACCTTTTCGTTATTTGTGTGAAATAAATGTGGTCCATATTTGTGTATACGTATTCCATTTGAATCAGTATAATCATAAGCGTTACCGCCTATATGGTCTCTCTTATCGATTACTTTTACTAAATGACCTGCTGCTGCACATTCTCTTGCTATCACAGCACCGGAGAATCCGGCTCCTACGATTAATATTCTCATAATATAACTTTCAATTCTTTTTGTTGTTTCTCTTTATCAAGTGGATGTCTTTCATATAGAGCATCTCTTTGTCTTTTTGCTAATATTGTAAGTTTATTTATATTACTTATTTCTAGGTCTCTTGCAGTAAGATTAGCAAGTTCTTCATCGCCATATAATAAAAACATTTCATCATATTCACCTATTAGAATAGAGCCAGCATCTGCAACTTGATAAGGTCTTGCTCTCCACCAGCCTGAACCAGCATGATGATAACCTGGCATAAGACTTCCCCATTGTTCTGCATATACTTTACACATATCACCTTCAACTAATCTTCTTTGCTTTTCTTTTCTTGAGCCAAAGAATTCAATGTCCCAATCAGTTACATTTTGTTGCTTTAACCATCTTTTAGTTTTACCTTGTACTAATGAAGCAAAGTTAAAACACTTTAGTTTATCTTCTGGCACCACAGTATCTTCTTCAATTGTTGGCATCATTTGTTGTTCCATGAATTCCATATCTTCAATTTCAACATCACCTCTATTACCTGGTGCTCTGTTTCTATGATATGGATTTGGGTCATAACCGACTAATAAATCTTTTGGATAATCGATAAGCTTTGTCATATCGCCGCCCATAAACACTGATAATAGCATTGGTGCTTGTTTTGAACCAATGAAGTTAACTGCATCTAATAATGTTTGTGTATGTGGTTCAAGTAATTCATATGACATATCAGGGTCAGTCATTTTGTTTTGACCAATTGTAAATTCTTTTAAAAGAGATTCTTTATCTTTACATGATTGAATACCTTTAAAGATATCTTCTGTTTGCCAATCATCCATTGCAAGAACTAAATTTTCTTTTGGTGTAGAATGTATTGCCCATAGTCCATTATAAAATGCAAGTTGTAATGCTTGTCTTGGTGAAGCAAGAAAACATATGACTTTATCGTAATCACTTAAGTCTTCTCCAATCTTGACTAATCTTTGTTCTACTTCATAACCCATATCTTCTAAACATCGTATTAACGAATAGTGAGATGGTACAACTTTTAATTGTTGTCTTAAATAAAAATCTTTTGTTGTTTGATTCTTATTCATTCCTGTAATTAATATCTTCATAATTTAACTATATCCTCTAGTGTTTTTTGAGGGCTCATAAACTTACTCATAAATGGTACCTCACTTGATTCATTATCTCCTTCTCTTCTTGGACCATATTCTACTTTAAATTTAGGACCATTGACTTCTAAGAAAGCATTTACATATTCAGAAACTGTATAGGACTTACCAGAACCTAGTGGTTCATAATCTGAATTAGCTCCTGGTTCATGAATTGCTTTTATAATCGCATCACATAAATCATCTACATGAACATAATCTCTTACACATGTTCCATCTTTTGTATTATAATCGTTACCATGAATTGTAAACGTTCCTGATTCACATGCATTCATTGTTGCTGCGTATAAACCTTCAGGATTTGTTGGTTGTCCTCCACCTACGTTGAAGAAACGAAAGATTGTATATTCATCACACATTTCTTTTACAATATCTTCAGCAGCAACTTTAGACCTGGCATACGGAGATGTTGGGTCAAATGCTGCACCGGTAGAAGCAAATATAAACTTAGCACCATGAAAAGCTTCAATGACTTTCTTTGTGCCATTTACATTTGTATCATAGTAGTCCCACGGTCTTTTAACACTCTCTCCTACTTTTACTAATGCTCCTAAATGTACTACACAATCAAAGTTTATCCAATGCCAAGGTAGTCCACCATGATTTGGAGTATTACGAATATTCCAATAAGTTTCAGAAGCTCTATGTTTTACTTCATTTATACCTGCAGGATGTCTATGGTCTTCATTCATATCAATACAAAGTAATTCATGTTCTGTATCTTTTAATTTTTCTACTAGGCATTGACCTATATAACCATCACTTCCTGTTATTGCTATTTTCATTTAATCTTTCCCTCAAACTTGTAGTACTAAAACTGTGTTTCCTACTATTATATATGATTTTAATTTTCTGTTGTATACAAAGCTCTTTACCAGTAAAGTCTTTGCCTTTATAATCTTCACCTACTACTCTTACACTAATTGGTAACGTAAGAAGTAAGTCAATAATATCTTCTTCAGATTGATACGTGACAATTTCATCTACGTATTTTAATCCTGCTAATTGTATTTGTCTTTCAACTATTGATTGAATTGGTTTATTTTTATCTGGTCTATCGATGGTCGGGTCAGTTTGTAATCCTACAATTAAATAATCACAATGTCTTTTGGCTTCTTCTAACATTGTAACATGACCTGCATGTAATAAATCAAAACATGAAAATGTAATACCTATCTTGCCTTTTTCTTTATAATCTAATCTCATATTGATTGAATTAAGTTTCGTATTAGAAACATTACTCCTACTCCATTTAATAATAATAAAGCTCTATCTTTCCATAAAGCTGCAACAACTGTCCAAAGTGTTACGCCAATAATTGAAAATATTAAATCATAAAATTGAAATCCATCTACTCCTCGTATTGACATTCCTGCTAATACAAACACAGATGCTATCCATTTAATATACCAATCAATCGTATATTTTGGTGTCGCACTCTTATATATACGTGTAGAATTTTGTATTTCTTTTGGGTCAAACTTCTGAGAACTCATATTCCACTCCAGCTTCTTTAAATATTTCATTTGTTTTTCCTATTGCTTCTATCCATCTATCTGGAGTTCCTTCTGATATTGAAACAACTCTTGATACTCCAGCTTGTATAATGCCTAGTGCACAATCACCACAAACTGGTAAACCGTAAATGTATAAAGTAGAATCTCTTAGTGATATTCCATTTTCTGCAGCATTGTATATACAGTTCATTTCAGCATGCACAACATATTGATACTTTATTTCTCTATTGTTATATCTTTCTTCGCTATCTTCAATACCTTTAGGAAATCCATTATATCCTGTAGATAATATTTTTCTATTTCTTACTGCAATTGCACCTATCTTTCTACTTGGGTCTTTGCTCCATGTAGATATTTCAGATGCAATACTAAGAAATCTTTTATCCCACTTATTTAACAAGGTCAAAATGCCTCTCATATACATGTAAGTTTTGTACTTGCCAATAGATATCACCTTCATCGAGTTTATATCCAACATAGTACAAGTCATTTCTTAGTTTGTTAAGAACATAATGCTGCCAAGCAAAATCATTCTTATAACCAAACACAACATCATTACTACGCATTTGAACTACACAATGTAGTTTATTATCACGAATATAATATGTTACTGCATTTGTACAGATAAAATCATTTTTACCGTCTTCGTTAAACTCATGCCAAATACTTGGTCTTTGATAAATCATAGAAGCTCTACGTGAATCAGGGTTTACTTCAGATAATTCTTCAAGAACTCTTTTATATTGTTTAAAGTATTTCTTACCGAAAATAAGCTTACCATAATTAGAATTAATTTCGCCATAATCATTAGCTGAATATAACCAAGCAACTGGAGCTTTTTTAGTACCATAACATTCTGCAAGTTTGTTAACATTAGTGGAACGAGATTCATACCATTTTATTTCTGCATCAACATATGTTTGATTTACATCGCCGAATATTGATGGCTTATCAGCAAGAAAAGACGCACCTAATATTTCGATTGTTCTACAGCCAGTTTTATCTTTAGTAAACTGTTTGCTTTCAAGAGCATTAATAAATATCTCTGCGATATCTTTAGTCGTCTGCATTATTTACCTTCCTGTTGAACATATCTCTTGTTGAATCTTGGCCTTCCATTTGACCACGCATATATGATACTGCAAACGATGCATAGTTAATCATATCTTTATAGGTATCTTCAAGAGATTCAAAGTTAGGTTCACCATGTGTACCAGCTTCGAGTAATGATTGGGCACGTAACATTTTACCGTTGATGATGTCATGTATACTATCGACACCTCTACGATAATGCATTGCTTGAGTTACATTAGATTCTTGATTTTGATAATCGTTTGATTTTTTAGTTTGTAATTCTGCACATTCTTGCAGTACTCTTAAGCTTTCTTTCATAGTATCTCCATAATTTATTAATAGTTATATTATACCACAGTTTTAAACTATTGTACACTGTTTTTTTCATTTATTTCACTATGAAATATATGACATTCTTCATCTCTTGATGCTGTCATGTGGTCATAATAATAAGGTTTGTAGTTGTTAAATTTAGACTGTCTAATATATTTTTCAAAGGTGTGTGGATTTATAACTAATCTAGGATAAACTTTACTTCCATCTGCTTTTATATCAGGTATATGTGTAGCTACCACAATTGAATCCGGATAACCTCTTGTAATATTCTTTTTGATTTTCATATACATTCCAGTCGTAAAAGACCACCATTTAGATTCTAAGCTCATCCACTTAATTTCTATATGATGTTCTAATAACTTTTCATATATATCCCAAGCATACGTAGATGGGTCTCTAAAATCAAACTCCTGTTCATTCAAATAAGAAGATTCAATCATATTTGAAATACCTATTTCGCATGCAACTGAATCCCATGTATTACGATATATAACCTCATCAGGTCTTTTATCATTCATTTTTTTCTTATTAGCAATAATACCTTTTGCTTGCCAATCAGTTCTTTCTTTTATAAATTCATTTTTTGCAAAAGAAACTTCACTTAACCATTCTTTATATTGTTCTTCTATCATTATTCTTCGCTTATAACCGCTTTGATATGTTCAGCATCTATTATAACTGCTGCATTTCCATCAACATTTACTGGCATAGCTTTTGACCAATCTAAATATACTCTATATCCTGTCATTATTGGACCTAAAGCTCTATATGATACAGCTAAAACTAAGCCTGGTTTACTTGCATTATCAATTGAATCAGTAAGTATAATACCTCCTGATGATTGATTTTCTTCTTGTACTTCAGTTATTAGTACGTTATTTCCTAACATTTTCATGTTTTATCTCCTATTTATAAAATATATGGTTATTAATAATAACCGTTTCATTAAGCGAATCAGCCCAATATGGATGAATTGAATCGTTGTGGTAATGAGTAGAACCTTCTGTTATATCATCATACCTACCTTGTACTACATCTCTTGCAACATGTAATGATAAAAGCCATGTAGGACTATCTACAGGGTCATCTGATTTACCATCACAAAACCAGCTAAACTGACATTGATTTCTTATTGGTACCATATTACCTTTCCAATTTTCTTTCCACTTTGCTTGATATATGACATCACACATTGTCGCTGGGTAATTAGGATGTTTTAATCGATTAAGAACTACTTGAGCTACTGCAATCTTTCCTGCTAATGGTTGATTACCAGCTTCAAAATAAATGTTTTGTGCCATACAATAAATATCATTGTTTGCATCACTCGCTTTTACTTGACCTGGCAACAGTAATATAAACATTAATAATGCGCCAAATCCCATTCCATATAAAAACGCTTTAAATGGGTGTGTTTCTTTATTCATATATTATTTTTAAACACAAACTCAATAGCTCGTGCTGCCTCCTTTTCTAAATCTCTTTTACCATACCAACCACCTGTATCAATATCTAAATCTCTACAGATATATTCGATTTCTTTTGATGTAATTGGATAACCTCTTGACATTGCATTGCCAGCTGTTGTTAACATGATTTGATACATTTTAGAATACCAACCTGTGCCGGTGATTCCTTTGTATTCGTCTATTTGTTTTTTATTTACAAAAGGACAATCGCGATAAGATGTCCATGTAAAATTAGTATTGTTCAATTCATTTCTTTTTCTTTCAAGCAAAGCTTTTTGTATTGCAGGTGGAAATCTATCGAACATTGTTTGATTAGGTTTGACATAAGGATGTTTATTCATGAGTGTTTCAGGATTCATTATTTCACCAGCATGTGAGAATATAAAATTAAAACTATTCTTATATTTAGCTGGTACATAATACATACGACTTAAATCTTTTGTTTGAGCATCAGCAATATCGCCAATCTCTTTATTTAATGCATACCAAAAATGTTTGATATCATCTTTCATTACAGCTTGTGTTAGTGGAAACACTAATCTAAATTTGGGATTCTCGACTGTTGATGATGCAGTTGAATAACAGACATATCGATATTGAGAGTATTTCTCTTCGATGTCATGCATCTTACCGTCAAAGTCATCTATATCAAGAATCCCGAAGCTGCCCCATGCTGTGACGTTGTCATTAGCCCTTGTTGTATCGGGGATGTATACTGCAGGACTGATGAGAGGAGCATCTTTTTTTGTTGGATATTTGGTTGATTCAGATAGCTTATATAGAATAGCCTCGAACTCGTCGAAGCTTGTATAATTCATACGCTTATCTGTTTTGTTATCGTATATGCTATCAAATATTGTTAAACTTACCATGATTTCCTTCGTGTGAAGGAGCCTCCCAACCTTCTGGTTTTATTAAGTCCGGCAATCCTAGTGGATTTGGTCTTGATTCTTTTACACCTACTTCTTTTGATAGGTTTGCTTTAAGTACTTCATCCCACGCCTTGTATGAGTCAATACCAAATGCATCAAGAGTACCAATAGCAACAACACATATATCAATAAGACCATCGACAATTTCTTCTGGGTCATTATGTGTAAGAGCTGCTTCTGTTTCCATTAGTTCTTCTCTTATAAACTTAACTCTAAATTCAAGATACTTACGTAGTTTTTCAGCATCTTCTTTATTGTTATGCATCCATGACTTTACGCCATATTTGTATTGCATATCGGATATATCTTTTACCCAGTCTTTGCTCATGTAATAATTCCTGATTTTGCTGTTACGATTCCACTATCCATTTGTCTTACCTGGTCGACTAATTCATCAACTGGTTCTACAATAAAGACAACAAACTTTCTATCAATTAAGATACCTTCCTTTGCTTTTGTATAAGCCATAAACGGCATAAAGCCTATCTTACCTTCTCCGGCAGGAATAAGTGAATAGCCATCTTTAATAACAATTGAATTTTCGCTTTCTCTTACTTTACCGATTACTTCCTCTCCTGAGGACAATCTAACTAATTTCATATTTTTCTCCATAGTTGTATATATTATACCACATTTTTAAGTAAATGTACACTGTTTTATCCAAAAAAATCCTCGAGGCTTGCGACTTCTTTCGATGTCCAACCCACTGCGTCGAGGATTGGCTCGATTGGGTCAAGGAATGTTTTTTGAAACTGTAGCTCATGGTCGATGTATTTGCGTAAGCCAAACTCTTCTGGAAGATAATCTGGAAAAGCAATAACATTTTCATGAATTGAATTTGGTTGACGAAGATATAAGAACTTAATCTTTTCGCCATTGTTAATTGGTTCGTATTTCTTTTTAAGTTGCATGTCTTCGATTAGTTTATTATATAGAATAGAACCACGAACATGAATTGGTGTACCTTTTTTATAAAGCGAATTTCTATCTTGCCATTTACGAACTTGTGTTACACCTCTTGGAAAAGCAATTTGGTCTGGGTCAAGAGTTTTAAAATAACCTTTAAACTTTTCGATTGCTTCTTGTACTGTTTTTTCATCTTCTTTCATTATGACTTTAAACATTTTTTTGAGAGCATCTCGACATGGTTCAGGTGTAGAAGATTTGATTGCTTCAATACCCATAATCTTTAATTTAGGTTCAGCATATCTTACACCTTCGTTATCATGAACATTCATAATATATCTTTTCTTTGCAGTCCAAAGAGCACGGTCAGCAATTGCTTCACGTTTCATTACCATACGATTATCTACACCACCAAGTATATCATATAGTTGACTATAAGACTTTTCAAGTTCTGCTTCTAATGCGTCATTACAAACTTTATCTAGAAAGTCGATTGTATTTTCAGGTTTAAACTTTTGTACAAAATCATCTAAGCATACATACAACGAATCGGTGTCGATTGCAATAACAAAGTCTTTCCATTTTGAAGTTTTAAGCACTCGATTGAGATAGGCATTAAGTGAATATTCAGCCCATCGAATTGTAAGTTGTCCTGTAAGGGTAATTGCTTCTGCGATTCTTTGGTCGAAGAATCTAAAATAGCGATTGCCAAGAGCACCATACAAACTGTTAAGAAGAATCTTAATAGCCATTTGTCTATTCTCGGCAATTGCGATATCTCTTTCAATACGATACATTTCTTGTTTGTCATTTTTATCTACCTTTTGCAATTCTTTTTGTGCAGTAATCATTTCTTGTTTTATGCCAACACGTTCTTTATACATCTCATCAATAATGAATGGAATAATGCCAGGCTTATCAGTTCGAAAATACTGCCCGTTCGCGGCAAGAGCTTTGCCACGATTATCAGGTCTTACGGATTTAGTTAGAACATTTTCGATATCGAATTGTGTAATCTCACCTTCTGATATTGTTTCAGGTGACATATTATATTGCATAATGATAGAAGGATAAAGAGAGTTTAAGTCAAACGATACGACATTATCATGTATTCCTACCTGTGGTTCTTTTACAAAGCCACCTGGATAGTTCGTTTTTACTTTATCTTCTACGAAAGGAACTACAATATTGTTTGCATATAGTCTACGATATATGATTGTGTCCCATATCATTGTAGTACCAAATGTGTCATTATAGTTTACACCACCTTTATAAGCCATTGTCATACATAAAGTAATCAAACCGAGTTTGTCTTCGATACGGTCAACCAACTCTACGTCTTTAATATTATAATCAATAAACTTTTGATGATTGTGTTTATATAGTGTATGTAGGTTCGAATACTCTTCATAGGATAGTTTCTTTTCTCCTAATACGACATGTGCAATATGGTCAAGTTTATATGATTCTTGCGGACCATAAGAGTAACCAAACTTTTTAAATAGGTCAAGGTAATCAAGTTGTGATATACCTTTAAGTTCGTATGCTGTTTGAGTTCTACCCATCTTAGTAATTTCTTGTCTATCAACTAATCCCCACGGACTGAGTCTTTTTACATAGGTTTCACCAAGCATACGATTGATACGATTTACTAGATATGGAATATCAAAGAATCTTGAGTTCCAACCAGTTACAACATCAGGACTGTGTTGTTGAGAAGACCAATGTGTAATGAAGTTTATAAGCAAATCATCTTCACGGTCAAACTTACGATATACTACCATGTGGTCTTTCATAAGAGATTTTTCAGAATCATAATCACCTAAACCCCACACGTAATAAGTTCCACCAATATTGCTTTTCATACAAATTGCTGTAATCTTATGGTCTGCTTTTTCTGGCTCTGGAAATCCATCATCAGATGCAACCTCAATATCAATTGTACATACATTAATTTTATTTCGATTGAATTCAATATCACCAGGATAGTAATCGTTTATAAATGCTGGAATGTATTTTGTATTACCATAAATCTTTTTGCCTGATACGCCTTTGTTTGCATTTACGTATTCATTGGCTGCTCTCATTGATTCAAATCTTTTACCAGCATTTGCTACACCCACAGGTGCGCTATCAAGTGCTTTCCATTTTGTTGGAAGATTAGTTGATGTAAAAAGTATTGGTTCGTATTTGATTCGTTTTTCGATACGTCTTCCGTGGTCATATCCTCTGAGTAGAATTTGATTGCCGTAACGAGAAACGTTAGTGTAGAATTGTAACATAATGTATATTATACCATAGTTTACGGTGAATGTACACCGTTATTTTCAAAAGGTTGGGGGTAATTTCTTACCCCCGCATGATTGTCAATGAAACCTAAAAACTGGATGCTTGAGCTATCATTATTGCTGGTGCTAATCCTAAGATTAACATTGTAACAATGATGCTAAATGTAGCAGTTTTTAAGGCCTCGGCAACGTCATCATTTTTGTCCAATAAGTGGATTAAATGCTTCATGTTGTTCTCCAGTAAATAGTTATAACTTATCTACTGAGTGTCGCTGCTCGCCAGTTTATCTCTATTCAATGAGATATTCTTTCTTCTTTGATGCCCCAGCAGACCCTAATTGAATCTTCCTAGGACGCTTCTCTTCTGGAAGTTCTACTCTAGCATACACTACGAGTATTCCATCCTTCAAATCAGCACCGTCTATTACGACAAATTCAGAGAGTCGGAAGGACTTCTCAAATTTGCGGGACGATATACCTTTATAAGCATATTCACGCTCGATTGGTTCCACCTCACCTTTGACTTTTAGTATGCCATCTTTAAGTTCAATGCTTATATCATCTTCCTTAAATCCTGCAACCGCAAGCTCGATGAGAAATTTTTCATCATCGATTTTCACAACATTGTGTGGTGGATAGTTGTCGTTTCCAGACCTGGCACTTTGATGAATCCTTTCCAGGTCTTCAAATAAAGTATCAAATCCAACAAAAAGCGAACGTGGTACGTTCAAAGTATTTCTTACCATTTTTAGTTCCTCCTATATAATAGCAAGGTTGTTGAGAACCGGTCCAATACCGCATTCTTCAATTATATTTATAATAGCTTAATAGCTAGTTTAAATAATTTGTGTGATAATACCTAAAATAATTCCTGACACAAATATGTACATATACTTAAGTAATGTTATTTGCTCGTCTATCATTCTGTTTCTTGGTATTAAGTTTAATCTTTTAAGTGTTTTAGTTTGTTCTTTTCCTGTCATTCCTGCTTTTGAGTGTTTCCTATATTATATTTTGGACAGAGCTCCCACTGAGATTTTTCCTTAAAGGGAATCACCTTAATTTGTCTTAAAGGAGCAATCTCTTTTGCAAGACTAGGATTGACTATTGTTACGAGTCCCCAATCTGCTAGTAAAGTTGCTATTGTATTTCTACGTTGTACATCGTTTTCTAATAAATTAGATGGCTTTCCATCTAATAAAAAGAGCTCTTTGAAATGCGTAATAAAGTATCTGCCTTGCTTATGTAATATATGACAAGACTGGTATAGTTTTTGGTCTTTACGAGAAGCTACGCCGATTCTCGTTAATGTTTCTCTTATTTTTAAGAAATCATCTGGTTCGTTAAGAGTAACTTCAAGCATACTGCTTGGAGTCCAATCTGTTATTTGTATGTTATCGTTTTCCACCTTTATAAATCCTTTGTTTCAATTGTTCAATTTGTTCATTACTCAATAATGATAATACAGATTTAGCCTTTTCATTACTATACCCATAATACTCTTTGATGAGTTCAAGATTGTCGACTTCACTTGTCTTAATCCATTTCGACCATCTTTTCTTCTTTCTTATTATATTTATAAAAAAATCAAATTGAACACGATGGTCTAGGTGGTGATGTCGATTCATTTCATTTGCGTACAATATTGTATCTTTAAAGAAAGATAATCCACGATTAATTATAAACGGATTGTATTGTTTCTCTGCAACATCATCAACCATTATATCCTTTTTGGTTTCGTTGATTGCTTTTAAATATTCAAAAGGATTCATGATTGTTGTGCAATATAAGCTTCTGCCATTTCTTTTGTATTAAAGGTTCTTTCAGATATGATAACCTTTTGAGCATTATACTTTACAGCTCTATACTTCTTTTCTTCAAATCCTTCATAGTGAACTGTTACGATGTCCCAGTTATTTGGTGTTGTTTCTTCTTCTATTATTTTACCACCAAATGGTATGTTGTTAAATGTCTTCATTTAAATTTTACTCCTGCCATTACTTCAGTTAAACATGCAACCATATTCAATTCATGGTCTGCAACAAAACTATTTTTATATTGATAATCAGCCAGAATCAAAACAAGTTGTGGTATTGATTGTGGCTCTACAAAATCATTCATATTATCATATAACTTACGAAACATTGCTGCTGGTTCTGTATCAATATTATCAGCAACCCATTGTCTCATTTTCTTAAAGTCTTTTATTTTAAGAGCTTGCATAAGACTATCAAAACTTACATCACTTACGTTAACTAATATTCCACTATCGATTTTACCAAAGTTAGAATATCTTTGTAATTCATTTAGTGTTCTACGAAAGTCTGGAAAGTATTTAATAATCAATTCAGCAAGAACTGCTGGGTCTGAATTAATACTTTCAACTGCAAGTATTTGTTGAATCATTTGCATAAATTGACCAGCCAAAGCATCTCTTTCTTTCTTTGGCATAGCAAATTCAATTACACTTGTTCTAGAATGTAATGGTTCTATGATTCGATTCTTAAAGTTACATGTAAGAATAAACCTACAATTATTACTAAACTCTTCAATAAACCCACGCAAAGCTGGTTGTGTGGATTGCGGATTAAGGTAATCCGCTTCGTCTAGAATGACGACTTTGTAGCCGCCTGATAAGGAAACTGACGAAGCGAATTGTTTGATTTTGTTTCTAAGTGTATCGATACCTGACTCTTCAGAACCATTTATAATAATGTAATCTAAATCAAGTTCATTACATAAGGCTCTTGCAACTGTTGTTTTACCTGTACCTGCTGTACCTGTAAACATCATATTTTGAAGTTCACCTTTTTTTAGAATGTTTTCGAAAACCCTTTTAAGGTCTGTTGACAGAATACAATCCTGTACTTTCTTTGGTCTATATTTTTCAACCCATAGAAATTCTTGCATTAGAGTACCTCCCAGCCTTCAACTGTATCTAACCTAAAAGACCTCCATGCGTTTTTATCTAACGACCAAACTGGAAATGCCTCCATTGAATTAGATGAGTAGTTGATTTCTGTTTTAACACCATTTGCTTTAAGCATTTCTGGATTTAGAGTACAAGGCATAACTCTTATATCGCCTGTATCTAATTTTGTAAATGTGACTGTGACTTGCCCTTTTTGTAAAGCCTCGAGCAAATTGGCTTTTTCAGTATTGTTCATAATATATCCTATAATAAATTTGAGGGGACTTTCACCCCTCGTGTATTAACCTTCCGCTGAATCTTCTTCAACAGCTTCGACCTCAGGTACTTGACCTTCTGGTGTTTCACCGTTTTTAGAAGCTGCGTTAAGAAACTTAACTGTTCTGTTTCTTAAACCGCCAACTGCTTCAAGCTCCGGGCCTTCAAATCCACCTCTTTTAGAACAAATATCAATTATTTGTACCATTGTAGCGATGTCTTGTAGACTTAACTGGACGCTTTCTTCAGCTTCAGTTTCAACGTTATTTACTTCTTCTGACATAATTTTCTCCTATGCATAGTTACGAAAATAAGAAGACCCACCCCATGCGGCATCTTCCATTCCTACAATATATTTATACATCGTAGCTTGAGTTTTTCTCAAGAGCGATAAAATAATCCACCGGATAGTTACTGTTAGTCCAGTTAGAGATTAGCTTTGAGCTGATGCTAACAAAGTAATCGCCTGGCAATAACTTCAGGTTAGGAATACTTACCACGAAGTTGAACTCATTTTTACATGAGTTATCTTTATCAAGGTCAATCTCAAATAGGTTTGAAGTTGAGTCTCTTGTATCTAATACAGAGGCTGTTATAACTCCATTGCTACCTGTGATTGCCAATTCAGTGTGACCTAGTACTGCAGCAGCTTTACGAATCTGATTTAGTTTATCTTCTTCGATATTGACTCCTACTTCTGGGTCAGGCATCTGAATGTCTTTTTGAGGAGTGGTAAGTATATCACTTTCTGAAAAGAAATATCTAATCTTTTGACCACTACCTGTTATTAATACTGCTTTGTCTTCAAAGACCAATGTTGGATTATCTATAAGACTTAGCACAGATAAGAATTCGTTTAAATCATAGATTCCAAATTCTTTTGGAAAGTCTTCTACAATAGTTGCTGATGCAAGAATTGTTTTAGACTCTGAGATTGTCTTAAGTTTTTGTCCTGGCTTAAAAACTAAGTTAGGATTAATTGTTGAGAAGTTTTTTAACACGTTCAAGGTGTCATTTGATAGATTCATTATTTTCTCCATAATGTATTATTATACCATGTATTCAAGTAAAAGTACACAGTTATTTTTCATTTGCTTTATCATGCTCGTTTAAAGCAATAATAGCGTAATGTAAAACTTTTTGTAAGTCTTTTCTATGGTCAGAAGGTATACCTTTTTTACCATAGCGTTGAGCGTACTTAAGAATGTTACCTATTGCAAATCCAATTCCATGTCCACAATCTGAGATAAACTCAGTGGATTGAAATCTATTCTTTGAATAGTGACCATCATAAGTTACATCAATATAAGCTTGGAGCTCTTCAATAAGAGCTCCTTCATTAAACTTATAGTTTATTTTATTATTCTTTTTAAACACTTTCATCCTCACTTATTTCAGGGTTGTATTCATCAGCATCTACTTTACTGTATAAATCAAGGAATGCATCTTTTGTATCATCATCAAATCTTGAGATACATAAGTCAATTGCTTTATCTCTTTTTTGAAAGATTGAGAAAGTTTGAACAATGTGGCAAAGCCTTCTTGTTGAAATAACTTCATCAACACCATCATCATAAAATGTTTTTCTGATAATGTCAGCCCAAAGTACAAGCTTTTCTGCAAAGTCTTCATCAACATAGTTGAATTTTTCCATGTGCTTGATTACAATTTTCTTTTCGATACCTACACCAGGAAACTTTTGGTCAACTGATATTGTAAATCTTTCTAAGAAAGCATCATCAATAATTGAAGCTGCGGTAAATCTTCCATCGTCAGAGCCTTTACCTTTTGTATTAGCAGTTGCTATAACATTAAATCCATTAGCAGGCTCAATAACTTCTCCAGTCTTTTTAACCAGAACAGGTTTGCCTTCGAGGATTCCTTGTAAGCACATAATTTTATTTGTAGCTCTATCGATTTCATCCAATAAAAGGATTGCGCCATTTTCCATAGCTTTAAGAACTGGACCTTTTGAGAATACGGTTTCACCATTAATAAGTCTGAATCCACCCAATAAGTCATCTTCATCAGTTTCAGGATTGATTTGAACTCTTATGAATTCTTTGCCGACTTTAGCACAAGCCTGCTCAACCATGAAAGTCTTACCATTGCCAGAAAGACCACTGATGTATGTAGGATAAAACATATCCGATTTGATTATTTTAACGATGTCATGATAAGCACCCCATGCAATGAATGTTGAGTCTGCTTTTGCATATGTTTTTTCATCATTTACGATTGACTGCATTTGTGCAGCATTTGTAGGAATAGAAGCAACAACTGAATTTGATACAGTTGTTTGTCTTACAGGTTCTAATAAAGTAGCAAGGTCATAAGTACCTATTTTTACTCTATTAGTTTTATCTAGTAAAGGATTCCAATCCTTACCAGAATATCCTAGCTCTTTACCAGCATCTACAATAGTGCCAGTTCTGAATTGTGTTTGGTCTGGATATTTAACAGCCAATTCTTTCAGTATAATTTCAGTTGATTTTTTCATAATATAATTCTCCTTATCAATTTATAGTACTATTATACCACAGTTCTCTGTGAATGTACACCCTTTTTGTGAAAATAATTGCACTTTTTTCATTCTGCTACAGCCTTACCAAAGTTAGTTAATAGCGTTTTATTAAGCTTTTTAGATTTACTGAATCTCTTAAAAGCTTGTGTTATTTGTCCTTTTGAAGCATCTTCAGCAGGAGTAAATTCTTCGATATCAGTTTCAAGCTGTTGACCTTTTACAACATATAACTGATTGTAACCTAATACATTAGAAAGTGTTACACATTTCTTTTTGTTATATTCTTTATTAAATGGTTTTACATCTTCAGCATCCATCCAACTGTTATCAATTGCTTCACCAATTTTATTCTTAAATGAATATCTATCATCGGCAATAAAGAATCCTAGTGTTGTAGCATTAAATCGCTTTTTAATATTATCAAGTAATGCTTGAGTTCCACCTTTTCTAGAGTCTGGCATTTCTACATTTCTACCCATAATATTGACATACATTTTTCTATGATAAGTATATCTATCACCAATATCCGTTCTTTTGATATTTTCGTTATGTGTTTTTACTAATGTACTTCCGTTTGTATCACCATCTGATATAACAACAACATTCATGTTTTCAACATTATTTGTCTTTTTAAATGTATCGATAAGTGTATGAGAAGCTACTAATGCTTCGTTTAATGGTGTTGAACCATAGTCTTCATTTGGTGATATGATATATCTTTCAGTATAATTATTTGCTTTTGCTAATGAATATCTTAGATACATGTGACATATTGCTTTTTCGAATTCTGCTTTTTTTAGTTTTGAAGTAACTAGTTGTGGCATTGATAATCTTTGATGATATAATTCACCATCAATTTGTGTTGAAGTATCAAAACCATCGTCATTAGACCAGCTGCTTCCACCTAGTTCTTTATTACAAGAGGTAAAGGCATATACTTCAAAAGGTATATTTACTGCTTTACAGAACATAACTAAGTGAATTAATTGGTCCATTACATTACCCATAACTTGAGACATAGAACCTGAGAAATCAATTATCATTATCATTCCATGATTTTTAGCATCTGCTAGTTGAGTAACTCTTGAAAAGATATCATCATTTGTTTTGTATGACCATACTTTATTGACATCAATTGAACCTGTTTTTGCAGTTTGAGACCTTGAATATCTGTAAGCAGCTTTTCTCATTTCAAACTCTTTTACAGCAAAGTTAACATCTTTCTTTACAGCTTTTATATATGCTTTATAATCTGCCATGACAACATCTACATCTTCTTGTGCATATACTGGCATATTACTTATAACTCTATCTCTTTCTTTTGAAAGAGTTTTAAATGGTATCACTATTTTGCTTTGTGTATCTTTACTAAATCCATTGCCAAGTAATGTTTGAGTGCCATCTTTTTTTATATCAAGTAATTCATCTTCTTTATTTCTGAAGTTTTCATCTGATTGAGAAACATCTTCATCTTGTGGCATAGCTGCATCTGGTGCACCTGGTCCGGCACCGCCAGCTTCTTTACTACCTTCATTAGAATCTTTTGGTTGTTCTTTCTTTTCTTGTTTCTTTTCTTCTGATTCTGCATCATCATGACCTGGTGAAGATTCTGTTTGCTCTTGTTCAGTTTCTTCTGATTGATTATCCTCTTCTTCAGGTTCAGGAGCAGGAGGTGGTGTAAGTAACTCTTCTTGATTTTCTTTTGTGTAAGCTAAAACATCTCTTACAAGTTGTAATACTTCATCAAACGTTTCAGTTTTCATAGCTCTATCATAGAATACGATTTCTTCATCGTTAAAAGGTACATCTAAATGAGCACCTACTTTTGCTTTTAGATTTATTTTATCGATAAGCTTTACGTTGTCCCAATCCATATCATGGAATTCTTTACCAAAGAAACCATCATCGAATAGTTTTTTGTAACCTCTTGCCATTGGAGATATAAGACCAACATAAGCATCTTTGATATGTCTTTCAATTCTAGCATCTTCAATAACATTTATATAAGTACGTGGACAACCTTCTAGTTTTTCAGGACTATCATGCCAACCTTCGAAAGGTGTAAATAAAGCATGACCAACCTCATGACCTATTAATAAATCAGAAACATCTTTACCCATATCTTTCCACATAGGTAGACCAAGGATTCTATCCTTAATGTCAAACCATGCGGTAGAATAATTACCATATTGCACGGTAATATTCTCTTTTGCAAGTAATTTAGCTAGTGTTGATTTATGTTTAATCATAGGGTTCCTTATCAATGTATGGTTATATTATACACTAGTGCAACGTAAATGTACACCCTTTTTGTGAAAATAATGAAATTGTAACACGATTGTAACATTCCTGTAACATTCCTGTAACAATTGAAATGGTGGAGCTAGAGGGAATCGAACCCACGACCTACTGATTGCAAACCAGTCGCTCTCCCAACTGAGCTATAGCCCCATCGCTATTTGATTTTAGAGAAGTTCTTTTCTTTAAAGAATTCAATCTTACTTCTAAACTTATTCTCTAATACATCGCCTTTGTGTGATATGATAAACACATTGCTTCCATCATCCAATGTATCTAATATCTTTGTCAGATTATCAACACCATCTAAATCCAGACTTGAATCAAATGTTTCATCGAGTATTAATAGATTAGAAGCAGCACTGTTTTTCATTTTAGCTATTTGTCTCCAGGTGAAAAGAAGAGATAAATCGATTCTTTGTTTCTCACCTTCAGAGAATGAAGCATAGTTAAATGAATCACGATGTCTTGACCTTATTGTTTCATTGAAGTTTTCGTCTAAATGAAATGATACAAAGAAATCAAGTATTTGTAAATATTGATTAATTAACCTATTCATCACTGGTAAGTATTGCTTAATGACTTTAGTTTTGATACCAGTATCTTTAAGCATTTCACCTATGACTTCATTGTAGGTTCTTTCTTCTACATATTCTAATTTCTTTTCAGTAGATGTATCTTTACTTTTTCTTAGACTGTTTAACTCTTTCTTTGCTTTAGATACATCACCTGTTTGACCTTGTAAACCATTTATTTCTTTTTGTATCTTATCTACTTCTTTTTGCAGTAAAGCAATAGCATCATTATTTGAATTAATCTTTTGTTGCTTTTGTCTTAGTTTATTTAGACTATTAGATACATCTTGTTGTTCAGTTCTTAATTCAGAAATATTCTTAGATAAATCTTCTTTTGCAGTTTGTATTTCTTTTGCTTTATTCTTTATATAAGTAATCTTTTCTTCTTTCTTTTCTTCACCAATTTCTTGGTCACATGTAGGACATTGGTCATTCTCTTCATAAAATCTACTTTCATCTACTAGACCTTTTATCTTATCATTGAATTGCATATCATAGGAATCAAGCTGTGACATTTTCTTTACGATATCATTACTATGCTTTTCTTCGGTTGATATTGAAGCCGATAAATTCTTACCAAGCTTTTTACTTTCTTCAAATAGTTTATTAATTTCTTCTTTATGTACATCAATTGAATCTCTTTTCTTTTCAATCTGGTCATCATTGAGTTCTTGTAAATCTTTAATATATTTACTTTGTGCATCAATCTTTGTTTTAAAGATTTCTATTTGATGATTAATATCAGTTAACTCATCTTTAATTTTAGAGTTTCTTTCTTTTAATAAAGTATTCATCTTAGAAAAGATATTAATATCTAATAAGTCTTCGATGATATTTCTTCTTGACCAAACTGGCAATTGCATGAATGGTATAAAAGAAGATGAACCAAGTACAACTACCTGGTGAAATGACTTATGATTTAACTTAAGAATGTTTTGTTCTAGAAACTTTTGATAGTCTCTTGCATTCGAAGCCTGGTTGATAAGATTACCATTTTGATAAATTTCAAATTTGCCTGGCTTTATACCTCTTACAATTTTAAAGTCATGACTTCCTATCTTCATTTTAACCGTAACTAATGTACCTTTTTTATTGATACTATTAATCATTTGGTCTTTCTTAATATCTCTGTGGGGTTTACCAAAGAGTGCAAAAGATAGAGCATCAAGTAAAGTTGATTTACCTGCTCCATTCTGTCCAACAATTAATGTTGATGGCGTTTTATCCAATAAGATTTTTATTGGGTCGCTTCCGGTGGATAGAAAATTCTTCCACTCGATAGATTCAAAATGTATCATACTACCTCTAGATTCTGTGCTTCAGTATATAGTTTTCTCAATTCAACCTTTAGATGTTCTTTATCTAAATCTGTATCAACAGCTTCGACATAAGAATCTAGAAGTTCATTAGTATCTTCGAGGGATATTTTCTCGTCTTCTACGCTTTCTCCCAAATACTCTTCAAAAGATTCTGCAATCTTTAGTTCATAAGTTTCGATATTGTTTAGTCTATCAATAAACTTATCAAACATATATAAGTCATTTTTATTTATAACAATAAGTTTAATAAACTTTTTCTCAAATTCTGATACATCTACTTTATCATAATCTGTTTTAGTATCATCATATATAACTTTTTTAAACATTGTAATAGGATTACGAACTGGTGTAATCTCTCTTGTTTCTGTATCAAGTACATGAAAATACTTAGGGTCATCTACATCCGCCCAAGTAAATTCCATTTGAGAACCAAGATACGTTACATTGCCTTGAGAACTTCTTGTGTGAAAATGACCTGATAAAACCATTTCAAATCTTGAGAATACATCAGCATTCATTCCATGTGGATTAGGCATTCCTGCCATCATGTCAAATCCTTTTAATTCCAGATGTGCACCCAAGATTGGAGCTCCACAATTTTGAGCAAATTCAGTGTATTCTTTATAGTTAGAATTATTAATCCAAGGTATTACTGCAACACCTAGACCATCATAGTCTAGAACTGTTGGCTTCATTATAATGTTTACATTAGTGGTAAAATAACCGAGCAGTTCTTTGAGGCTACACAATTCATTAGTATTTTTGAAGTAGACATCATGATTTCCGGGTATAATATCCATAGTAATCCCAGCATCACGCATAGGCTCAAGAAAATGCTTACGATTAGCATTAAGAGCTTTGAAGTTGACGAATTTTCTGTGTTCATAATAATCACCTAAGTGTAATATTTGTGTTATGTTATGTTCTTTTAAATAAGGAAAAAACACCTCATTATAAAATCTCTCTTGATATTGTAAAAATATATCGCTGCTATTTCTTACACCGCAATGTGTATCATTTAAAATTGCTACCTTCATCTTTGCTTAGCTAACTTTACCATTCTTCTTTGTGCTTTTGAAATTCTTCTATGAGCCAAATTGATTCTTCGCATTTGTTCTAATACTAACTTTCTACGAATCTTTCTTTTAGAATCATTTTTAAGTCTTTTATTCATAACACGTATGTGTCTTTCGTTTTGTTTTGTACTTACTTTTTTCATTACATAAACAGCTCAAGTTTTTCTTTCTCTCGCTTCTTCTCCTCTTTTGCAAATTTCTTAATGGCTTCATCTTTAGTACGAATTGTACCGATTCTTTGTCTTAAGGTGTCTACATAAGCCATTGTTTGTTCAGCACCTTCATTATCCATACCCATTGCAACAAAATCTTCAATACCCATTTTCTCAATGAACTTAAATTTGATATCTTGTTGTTTCTTTTCTTTGGTGATTCTACGGATAAATGCAAAGTAACATATTTGAGTAAAGTAACTAAATGCATTAGGCTTACCTGTTCTTGTAGCTGTTTCAATATTATAATTGCCAATAGCTCTTAGACAGTTTTCAACTGCATCCATTACCATCTCTTCTCTATAAGTGTACCTCACGAAGTTCGGTCTGTGAGACAGGCCTTCTGAGATTCGTATAAAACATCTTGCAATATAATCAGGAACTGTAGGTACTTTCTTATCTGCTTTTCTACACTTATGTGCTTCAACCGCATAATCCATTACTGCTTGTGAAAACTCTTTATTGTTTACGTAGTGTGGCTTATCTTTAGGTTTGACTTTAGTCATATATTTTTCTCCATAATGTTATATTATACCATACTTTTAAGCATTTGTACACATAAAAATTAATTTAATTTATTTTAAAAAAACTGTGTACATTTACTCGTTTTTATGATATAATAATATAGTTATCCGGGGAGGATAGAGGTATACTAAATTAATGAATAGTACGTTTCTTATCCAAGTCCGAAATACCTTCCTCAGCATAATCATTAACCAGACGGTCCTCATACTCTTCAAGTAATTCTTGGTCAGTTCTAGTATCTGGTACTGTGATAGGTGCATCCATCTTAAGAGCAAAATTGACATACGTATCTTTTATAGACTCTGCTATTGGTACGTGCTGTATTATTGAACTCTTAAGTACTTTAAATTGTTTTGATTCAGAAAAAGGAAACCATGCAGTAAATTGTATTCCACCCATTAATCCTGGATTTAATCTTACTGGTCTTTCTATAATAAAATTATCATCATTCTTTACAGCAAGCAATCCAATAATTTCCTCGCCATTCATGAGTTTAAAATGTCTTATATTTAATCCTTCCATTTATATATTTATATCCCACATTTTATAGTTAAATCTTTCTCTTGAATATATTTTAATTCTTTCTGCTGCATGCTGTAGTGTATAATTCTTTTGATTTTTCCAGTGTAAGTCATCAGCAATATCGTATACTTTTGTATTTCGGCCATCTTCACTTTTTCTTAATCCTCTTCCGATACTTTGAAGGACCCTAATTTGTGACTTAGATGGAGAAGCAAAGATAATATTATGTAAGTTACGAATGTTAATACCAGTGCTAAAAGTTCCAATGGAAGCAACAATAATGGCGTTCTTTTCTTTCTCAGTAATCTCACGGATTGATTCTCTTGTATCGACATCTGTTTCTCCTGAAACGTAAAAAAGCTTTCTATCATCTTTTATTTTTTCTTGTAACATAGAATGCATTGGCTTACCATGTTTCTCTACATACTGAAATAATATAAGTGTATTACCTTCTTGGTCTAAAGCAAGATTAGTAATAAAATTATTTCGAGGTTCATACTTAACAATAAAATCTAGCTCCTGTTGATATTTATTCTTTATTAACTCTTTACATATCTCTTCTTTATACTTAAGTAATATAATATCAATATCCATTTGAGATAGATTGTCACTATCCATTAAAGCTTTTGTTGTTGTGACTTTATATACAGGACCAAACAATCCTTCTAATACCAACTGATGAGTTTGAGTTCCATCTAATGTTCCTGTTGTACCAATACGATATCTAGCATTTACACATTTCTCTAATATCGATGTAAGTGACTTAGCTTTAAAATTATGTGCTTCATCACCTATTACCATACCAAAATTAGAGAACC